GGCAGGATCAAGCAATGAATCAAGCGACATACGAGAACCTGAATCAGAAGAAGGGGAGAGGGAGACCAAAGAAAGTACAGCCGATACCAACAAAGGAGATGAGCCAAAAAAAACAACAACAGTTGCAACAGGAAAAAGTAGTGGAAGTAGCGAAGAAAAATCTAGCGGAGGATCTAAACAAAGTAAAGCAAAACCTAAGTCCGAAACAAAAACTAATGTTCAAGCTAATAGACCTACAGACACAGCTAAGAAAAATAATCGCAGGCCTAAAGCTACGCTTCAAGTCAGTACTACAAAGCCTAAAGCTATAGAGCAACCACCATTGCCTATTACCTATTTGCAAATAATTCAAGATAGTATTACTATCGTGGAAACGATTAGTCTCAGACAGGAGCAGATATATGGAGGGGAGCAAGAGTATAACCTTAACACCAGCAGTATTACTATCGCTGGTCTTGACAATAATTCCAGCCGCAGGTGGTATAATCTACAAAATGAGCGCAAACGATTCAAAGCTCCAAAATACAGTAGACGAAGTAAAGAAGATTAACACCAGGCTAGGCAAAATTAAAAAGGCAGATACCTCTGCACTCTTAGATAGGATAGCAAAGCTAGAGGGAATTGTAGAAACGCAATCAACCCAGCTACAAGAAATGAAAACAGAGATATCAGATGTAGAAGAAAGCATGACATCCTGGAGTGAGAAGGAATTTGAAAAGCTATACAATGTGTTAAACGACAACCCACTAGGGAGATAACATGGGTATACCAATGGAACTACTATCAATGGGTGCATCAACTGTACTGGGTGGTATTCTAGGTATCATGGCGCAGGCCAGTAAAGACAAAGCAGAACAACAAAAGATGCTGATGGCCAGAGCAGACTTCCAATCAAAACAATTTGACAAAGCCAGGAATGTAACAGATCAATTCACTAAGAACACTAGACGATACATTGCTTTAATGTGTGTGATGGCAATTATAGTCTTACCAAAATTAGCACCATTCATAGATCCAAGTATGGATATTTTTGTGGGCTATACCGAAACAGTATCTAAAGGTTTTTGGATATTTAGTAGCAGTACCGATATGACACTATGGAAACCATTAGGCGGATTAGTTATCACGCCACTTGATACCCATGTTGTGTCCAGTATCATAGGATTATACTTTGGTGGTTCTTTAGTGAGACGTTAGATGAAAGATTTTTTAATTGTTCTTAGTTTATTTTTATTTATTATTTTAGTAGGCAAAGGAATCAACTCTATTCCTGGATGTCCTATCCCCATTTCTACCATAACTGATGAACAAATAGAAGAATGGCAACCATTTAGCCAGAATTAGAACAAAGTATGTATTTTAGACGCTCTTATTCGCCCATATAGCCACGTTCGCACATGTCCTAACCCAATGGTATACCAAAAAAAACCCCCTGCAATGAGGGGGAAATAGACGGCTGGTAATGAAAAATTATAAACTAACCAGCCTACTCGAAGATATTACATCATAATTCTATATCTTTTCTTAGTTAGCTTCAACTGTCTGTTTAGATTAGTGTCTTTAGTCTTTTCTAAATAACCTTGTTCAATCAGATGATCAACTAAACTATATGCATGGCTTTTACTTTTAATACGACATCCCCCACATATCTCCTTATACGTAGGTGAGTCTTTATATGCTGCAATAAAATGTTTAATAAAATAATAAACATCTCTTTGTCTTGCTCTTACTTTCATGGTATCTCCTAGAATGGTGGCAACTCGTCATCAAAATCATCTTTAACATTACCTGTAGATTTAGGTGTTGACTTCTCCATAATTTTACAGACAGATCCAAATCTGTCCATGACAACTTGACCAGCAGTAACTTCTTGACCGTCTTTATTAATATAAGTATTGTAAGTTTGTTTGCCCTCTACATAAAGTAAAGCACCAGCTTTGCCTTTATCATTAAGCTGCTTGCCTACAAAATCATTAAAGCATGTGATGTTATGCCAGGTTGTTTCTTCTTCATTCTTACTTGAGATCCATTCATTAGTAGCAATACTAAATTTCCAATATGTATTGCCTGCTTTTGATTGCATAGGTTCAACATCTCTACCTAGTCTACCTATTAAAGTTATTTTATTATACATTATTATTTTTTCCTATTGTGATTTGATTTAATTAATTCATATTTAGTATTAGCTTCTTGATATAGTTCTGGATTTTCTTTTTTAGCTATAATCATAGCGCCTGCATACTTTTTAACTGTTGTTTTAAACTCAGTATATGATTGCTTGTGATTCATCTCGTCCATAAACTGTTGCACAGTAGGCTCAATAGATATGAGTTTTTTCTCTGCTGTTTTTGGTTTACTTGATGGTTCTTTATCATCTACCTCATTCTCTGAGTAAACAAAACCATGTAGGTTAGCAAGTTTTAAGATACATCTATCAACTGCTCTTTTCTCTGCCATAGCATATGGATAGGCGTTCTTGTTATTCTTAGGACTACACTCGCCATAGGATATAACTTGTCTATCTTTGATAGAGGCTACACATTTCATGCTAACTATTCCATCTCTTGCATTAGCTTCTATAACATCTAGGCTATCTATACTTACATTAAGTTTAGCTCCTATAATTTCTATATACTTATGCAATACAACAGGTGTACCATGACAATCCCATGTGGCTTCACTACCATTTATCTTTAACTCTTTAAATATTTTGACTGCTTCGTCAGGTATATTCATCTTACTCATATAATCTCCATGCAGTATTATCTGCGGTTGGCTCTTTATCATTTACCACCATATCCCAAAACTTATCTTGTCTGTAACTTAGGATATTTTGGTACTCTTTGTGTGATGGGATAGCACAATACTCCCATCGTGCATTACCAAACAAGATTGATAAATAGCATACGTCAAGCTCTGCTAACATCAAGTAATGTTGGATCTGTGCATAGTATCTAACCTTTACATGCTCTAATTTATTGTAATGGTTAGTATGTTTACACTCTATGATTGCTTGTTCTTCTGGACACCAGCCATCAAAGTGTGCCATTCTAAAATCTTTTTTAATATATTCTTTTGGATAAGGTTCTGCGTTCATACCAGTTTGTTTGGTGAACCATTGCAGATTAAAACTCTCAGTCAATGTACCTATCTGGACTGGTAAAACATTAGATAAATCTACTCCAGGCTTACGTAATGTTTTAAGTTCCCATAGTTCATGTATAGGCATTACATTAGTCTGCATAAGTACAGCAGAATCTGACCCACCAATCCCTTTATGTCTATCAATATCTATATATTTGACTACACCCATGTTCTATATTTTACCTTGTCTCTGTTCTAATTGCAACGCCCATGCACCAGCATTCTTAAGCTCTAACAAGAATCTATGTGCCTTGTTATACTCTTCATCAAGATAAGTAAGGAACTCGATTGGCATTGGTAGATGTCTATATTTATATGTGCCACATATATGTAATGTTACATAAGGAAAGAATCCAGCAGGATATTTTTTGAGTAACTGCCAATAGGTTTGTAATCCTAATTTATCTGGAGCAGAACAACTAAACGTAGAGCATATAGTCTCTAACATAACTTGCACATCTTCTACTTTGCAAGGCACTAATAGTTGTTCGCATTTAGCAACGGCTACAGTAAAATCACTTGTCCTTACTTTTTCTTTCAAGAAATTTACTCGATACATTTGACATATCAAGGATTCGTTTACGTCTTTCTCGAACAAAGGTGGGCGAAGTCTTATCAAATGTTGCACGTGTTCGATCTGACTCTGCTCTAAACTCGACTGACCTACGAACCCAAAGCTTGAACATGCTTTCCCAGTTGTTGGCTGTTCTTCCTTTTGCTGTGTAATAGTCGATAAATTTTTCTCTTTCTCTGTCATAATCTATATCCTGTTGTTGAGTCCAGGCTATCACATCATCTGATGCTTCAAAGTCTAATGGACATTCAGTTTCATAATCTTTAATTACAATGTCTACCTCTAATGCATTAGCCCATGCTAATAGATTCATACCATTAGGACACTTCTTCATGCGTTCCCAATCGCCTACTGAACTATCAGCTACCCCAATCATTTGTGATAATGTCATTGTGTCTACTTTGTATTTTTTTCTTTTGGCTATCAAAGCAAAAACCAATTCTTTGTATGTCATTGTTGTATTACTATTACCCATATTGCAATTAAAACCGCAAAGGATAAATACCATGTGATATTATCTTTCATTAAAACTCCTATTAAAGTATACAAGATATATTAATAATCCTAATCCAGATAGCATAAATCCTAAACCTAAACCTACAATCAAACCTGTTAAATATAAACTACTCATATTATTTCTCCATGTTTGGTATGTGATAAAGCATATATCTTGTGCCGTCTTTATTTGTTTTCCATATACCATGAATATCATATCCACGATTTCTCATTTTCCAAATAATATCTGACAATCTGGTTGCTCTAAATTTTGTGATTGCTTCCCAACTTGTTATCCTGCCACGTTTTAATAAATATTTTTTTACTTTTTCATACTTATTTACTTTACGTTTTTTACCTGTACCTTTCATAATAACCTCCAGTTAGTTATTCGTAGCCTTGCCAAAATAAAAAATCTATTATGATTTCAATTAATCCAAGAATTACTAGTACAATAATAATAGGTAGCAATCCCCAGATTAATATAAATTTTAATTTTACACAAAAATTATTTAGCATCTTTTTCATACTCATATGTCAAGATTTGCATGGCAACAGTATCAATATGCACATCTTTTTCTGCATTACTCATAGAATTTAGAGTGTCAGCGTTTATAGATATGCCCATAGCAGATAATGATTTTAAAGTATCTGTAATATTATCTAATCTGTTTTGATATAATTGTATATCTTCTTCAAATGCTTTTCCGATTACTTCACTCATTTGATATTCTCCGTAATTAATTTTTCAACTACAAACTTGCTACCATGATTCTGTATGTACTCACCTAAAACTACAGATTCTGCTTCTGACATAATAATATTGATTGTAAGTACGTGAGATTTTATCTGATGAATTACTTCCATATCTGATGCACTATCAGCAGATAATAATCTAGGAGCTGAGTCTACAAACTCATGTATACCCCAAGCTGTATCTTCTGCTTCTCTTAACTCTTGATTGTTTTCTGCTTCTGCTTGACTTTGCCTATCCATATAATTGTCTAGGTCTTGTGTTACTGAATCGCTCATGACTACACCTCTCTGTGTTATGATTTAATTGCTACTGCATAAAATATTATCAATGCTATTAATAATATTAATTGCTCTATCCCACCCATGTTAGACGATAGCCTGTACAATAGCAGGGACTAAAGTAAAATAAAAAGTTGCACACATAATACCGAATACCATAATATTTCTCCAAGTTGTGATTAATAAAAAATGTAGGGTACAATCTGGTGGTCTCCAGTAGTTTAAAGACTGACTGCATAATGCTAGTCTCCCTACACATATGCGTACAAGCAAGTCCTTAGAACATTCCATGTTCAACGCTAGGCATTTGCACACATTACCTAACCTCACTCTGGCAGACATAACCGACATGCTTTCACATTCGGACATCGTACACCCCAGATTTATGAGGGCGGTACTAGCGGACAACTCTAAGAGCCGACTCCTACCCATAATACAATGTACATGGACTAGTACCTATACCTAGTGGGATTCAAACCCACGCTCAGTAATAAAGGAATATGATTGGCTTCTAAATCTACGACTCAACTTAGCTAGGATTCGGTGAAGCACCAGCTCTAGTACCTAATCATATTCTAATTCATGCTTTTTGTTGGTAGCCTTAGACTCAATAATATCATTTGACTACAAAGAGAAAGCTAACTCTTTACCTAATGAAACCTTGTCTTGCAATAATGTAACTGTTCTATTTAATTTATATTATCTGTTCTACTTTGTCAATAATTATTTGTGCCTTTTTTTATCAAGAAAGGCTAAACTTGTAGAGGAAATCTACCCAGATATAATGGCCTCATTATGCGGCATAGGTTGAACTTCATCTGCTGTTATTCGTGTTTGTATATTGCCAATACGATTTCCATTTTTATCATATAATTTCTGCATAACAGTATTGCCAACTGCGTTAACATCAATATTTAATACTGCTTTTTGTAGAATATGATAAACTTCAGTTTCCATATTATCTACAAATGCATCATTGCTAGTATCCAAATCTATTTTAATTTCTATGTCTGCCATAATTACACCCCCTCTACTTTATCTGATATATATTGTTCAAATCTTTGTACATCAAAGTTTGGATTGTCATCTTGCAGCATAGTTTCTAAACTTACGATAAAGTCAACATTATCATAGGCTTTAGTTTGTACTATTATATCTGCTATTTTTATGTAATCTTTTCTGGTCATTGTATCAACTCCTCTAAAGGTTCATTTAAATATAGCGTTATTGCTATGTAATAAGCTTAACATATAGAACAGATATTGCAACTATTATTTATGAAAAAGATTTTATGATA